GTCGCGATAGCCCCAAAGGGTGATTCGGTAGATTTTTGGGACGTCTTTATCACGCGCCCTTTTCGTATAAACAGATACAGTCTAGAGCCTGAAAGCCTCGACAACTGTGCCGACCCCTGTGACTAGGGAAGTAAACGAAAGAAGGTAACCCACTTGGCAACTTGAGGGCCCAATTAACTCGTCGAATGATACCCGACATTATCTTGGAGAAATAAATATGTTTCGTTCAGTAGATTTGCAAGTTACATCATCAAAAATTCTGATTAACTCTAGCGCACTTCAACGTGTACGTGAGCTGACAGACATTTGGTTCCTAAACAAGTTTGACGTCGTATTTAACGTCAGCGCTAAGTTCGATGTTTCGAGCTATAACGCGGCAGTAAACGAATTAGAGATCCAGTATTTCGGAAAGCGCAATTCTTTCCAAGCGTATTTGATTTCTGACGGTAACACGATGGACTGGTTAAGACATTTCTACGGTGAAACAGACGAGGACACCTTTCACGGGGTGGTGCTCAATCTCTTCCTGAAATTTGTCGAGCTAGTTCACAAAGAGGAGGTTTACGCTTTAGAAGACCGTTTACATATCAGAAGGCCAACAGTTTTATCAAATCCAAAACGTGCAGCCAGCCTGCAGAAGTATTATTCGTGGCTAGCTAGTACGGCCGACACCGCCTATCCTATTAGCCCTGCGGATGATAACTTTCCTTTCATTCACTACGATGTGTTGAAATCAGTTTCAAGCCATCCTATGAACACCTCGAACGATGATTTCAGCTCCGTCAATTAGGAGCTTTTATGATTATTTATTTAACGGAACAACAGGCCAGCGAGCTTAGGCTCGAACTGTACCCTGAGGTAGTTAGATCCTGCTTTTATCTTGGATTTAACTATTCATTCACTCACAAGCTTGTCAACGATCCAACGAGAGTTGCAGAACGCGCGTCTATTCTAGAAATGGCTCGTTCTTTAGGCATGAGCGGCGATTATGTTTTAGCCGTCCGACTACCTGGCGAAACTAAAGATTCTACAGATATAAGGAGTTCACCCGATGATCATCATTAAATTGGTTGACGACCATGGCCGGTCCGACAACTTTATTACGCTTTTGCAAATCAGCCATCTTGAAGCTGATGATGCACTAGTCGAATCGCTGCCTTCCGCCGTTGTTGGCAGCTACGAAATAGGTGTTTTAATTGACGACCTACGCAGAGTTAACATTGGCAGGTTTTGTGTGATGCTCCATCTCCCGGCTCTACGAGCCATTAACATTATAAACAAGGATTATACCATGAACATATTTGACGGCCTTACAGAAAAGATCGATCGTAACGAGGACACTAAACTTCCCGAACGCTTGATCGCCCCTTACGGTGACAAACTTCCAGAGGACGGCCTCCTGCAGTATGTGGCTGTCGAAACGATAGCAGACGTTATCGCTCTCAGCGGCCCTAAAGCCGTTGTCGTATTGCGCGATGACCAAACCAGGCTGCTATCTTGCATTAGCGAGTACCCTGATCTGTTTGGTTTTAGAGCGGTTGTTCTGTCTGGTGTCCCTGGAGCCACCTATTCTGGTGAGTTCGACTCTATCACTTGGCAGTTGCCACGTGTAGCGTATCATTCCGTCGTAAACGATCTGCTTGAAGTAGGCCGTCGCGCCGAACTGGCAGACAAAAAGGAGACTGACGACTCAATCTACAAGACCGAGATGAGTCGTATTACTCGTAAATCTGGTGACGTTAAGGCTTTTGAAGCTTTCGATGTACCGATGGAGGTCTTACACGGATCTAAAGCCCTGAAACCAGAAGACGCGACTGGAGTGGCTGAAGATGATTGATCCATCCCACCCTTATATTAAGAAGTACGGCACACTGAAAAGTATGTCAGGTCCAGACGGCCTAAAGTACGTCTTTGGTAACGGTGTGGCTGCTCATAACAAACCTTTAGTTACTCGAGCACCTAAGATGGTTCTTCCTGGCATCGCGTCTTTTGATCCACGGTGTATGAACTTTCAAGCGAAGCTGTCCTTCGAACTAAACGAAGCTTGTCCTGTCAACCTAAATGACGATTTGTTCGCCCTCAACGGCGTACATGCTAGCTTCGATCGTCTGCGTACTCTCGCAGGTTACATGATGAATCCTATGTCTTACACTATGTTAGACAACAAGGATTACCGGACTTCGCTAGGATTAAAGAACGGTTATACTCCGAGGCAACGCACCATAGCAGAAAACGTCTGGACATTGATATTTTCTACATACTCACCAGCGTCTGTTAAGATCACGAAGAAGTCTACAAGTGGACAAAGGCGCAACACCTCTGACCACGTATGGAAACATGATTTTGCGTTGTTTGTGTACGAGAGTGAACATTTTGAACAGATACTTCAAGCGGTCGAATCTAAAGATTGGCTGAAGCTTGCAGACGTGTTCGAGATAGTGTTCGCCATGTACATTCAAAAACGAGATCAGGTAGACACCCCCGGTAAAGGTCGTCTTGTGTTCGATCTGGACTATGTACTTTCAGGCGGCAAACAGGGTCACGAATTTGACGCTGACAAAAAAGTTGTTGTCGATGGTAAGGAATGGTCTGAATTTAGCGCCACTCGTGCACGTGTTGTGCACGCAGGCCCTTGGGCTATTAACTGCTTGTTGTCAATAATATCGAGCGGCACCATGCTCTCGCTGTTTGAGAGATTTCCAAGTGTGTTCCATGTGAACACTGCTGAAGAGATTGAAAGCGTAGTCAACGGCAACTACGTTTGGGCCGGAGACGTTAAAGAGTACGATCGTTCTATGGACAGAGAGGCAATTTCTGTAGCACACGAGATGGCTAAAAAGTTTTGGGATCCACGTTTTGTGTCGATTTCTGAAATGTTGTACTTTTCGCCTTACTACGCAAGACCGTTAGATATGAACGGCACGCGTGGCACTTGGGTTGGCGATCCTCGCGATCTAGAACCTCAAGTAATGGCAGGCAACAGATCGGGGCACGCATGGACGTCGCTTATGGCTAAAGGAAACAAAGTTATCGAAACACTCTTTGTGTTTGATGCTATGGGACTTGAAGTCGTTGGCAACGAAGCACTGTACCTTGAAGGTAAAGGTTCTATCGGCATAATTAACAACGGTGACGATGAGATTATCTACACTAAGAATCCTGGCATATTAGATCTTTTCAAGGCTAAGCGTGCAGATTTAGGTGTTGGTCACTATGTAGTTACTCGAGAAGAAGGTGCTGTGTTTTCGGGCAACTTGTTGATTCCTGATAAGTATGATCCTTTGAAGTACCACGCAACACCGAGGTTACACACAGGTTTCGAGAAAATATACGTACCTGAACGTAGCATCGGAGGTAATTTCAGACCTTTTTGGTATATTGGTGTGCTCGAACGTATCAACAACCGAGCTAGACATCCTTTAGGCGAATTGGCCTGGGAAGTGCATGACAGGTTGTTCCATGACATGTTAGCGCCTCACTTCGGTACGCTACACAGCATGATTGTTGATGCAGAACAGAAAGCTCCCTTCTCTTACGGCGCTCTTACTGTTGCAGATCGTGAAGTGCTAGAAGATCCAAGCAAGCTACACTACAAGTTTCTCGATTCTGAGGTGTCTAACGACGTACTTGAACTAGTGGTGTCAAAAATACCGTTCGAGAAATTCGAACATTTAGTTAAACGTTACTATACAGGTAACATTAGATAAGGAGTCATTTATGTTAATCAATAAAGCAGGTAGGGCAGCGGAGATCGCTTCCCTTATGGAGATGGCCTCACCCGGCTACGCCGGACGTGCAAAAACCGTTTTCCGCGAGGCGTTTGACAATTTTGTTAAAACGTACGGAGCTGAAGCTACGTTGTTAAATTTTCCTTTCGGAGCTAGCAACATACTTATTAGCGCCGACGGCAATCGTGTCCAATACCCAAAAGGTATTAAGGACGAAGCTGAAGGAACTTATTCCGCCCGTGTCGCCGCATACAAAGAGGCTTTAAGACGTACAGGCTGGAATCAACGGTTCGAATCAAATCTTCATGCTGGCTGCGCTCCAAC